TTAGAATACTTGGATTTGATAAAAGAATAGTATCGAGTACCACCGACAATTATATATATGGATCAAGTAACACAGGTGCGTGTAGTGTTACTGATTTGTATTCAAATGTTCCTTATAACATAACAATTCATAGTATTCTAGGTAAATATGATTATAATTTATTAGATGATCCTAAATATGTTATAATGCAATTAGACTTCGGAAGAAATGCAAATGTATCAGCTGAAAGAATAGAAAGCATTGATATAGCTACAAATAGAAAATTTGCAATGATAATATATGATGCAAATGACCCAGATAACATTCAAACATATAATACGACTACTGGTAATAATGATAGTATCAAGATTAAAATAGATCGTAAAGCAGGTAACTTAAAAGCACTGAAGGGAACTGATTTCGATAAGAAAATCATAAATTTTAGTCCACCTATAAATGTAGATAGTTTTAATATTTCTTTTTTGAAGTATGATAATACTCCGTATGATTTCCATAACAGAGAACATATGTTAACTTTTGAATTAGATGTTATTGATCATAATTCTTTGAATAATAAAAAAAGTAATACTAAGAATACTAAATAATAATTAAGAATATTACAAAAATGTAAAATACATAAATAAATAAGTAGTAATTAATTAATAAAAATGACTATTTCTTTTGGTAAAGGTACTTCTGAGAAAATTACAAGTGACTTACTCAAACAAAAGATAATCAAAGAATGTGAACGGTTGATGTCTATTACTATTAAAGATGGTATTTTTCCTGGTTCGCAACCCGTTACGATTGAAAAAAAAGATTTACCTGTAATAAAGAAAAAAGACTATGTACTGTGTGAAAAAACAGATGGAGAACGAGGAATTTTATTAATAATCAATATAGACAACAAACCAATGTGTTTTACTATGAATAGAAAAAATGAATTATTATTCCTAACATTTTCCTTTAAGAAGGAAGTATTCGAAGGAAGTATATTCGATGGAGAAATTATAAAAAACAAGAATGGTGAATGGAACTACATAATACACGATTGTATGTGTTATAATGGTAGAAATTATGTTAATATTAACCATAAATTAAGATATGCAGCTATTATAGACTTTATAACTAAACGGTACGTAAATAAAGAAACCGACTGTGTCAATATAAAAACAAAACTATTTTATCCATGTTGTACCATTAAAAAAACATGGGAACATGTTCGTAATACCACTGAAAATGAAATTGATGGACTTATATTTACACCTATATATGAACCTATTATATTTGGAAGACAAAATTCATTGCTCAAATGGAAAAATGTACATACAATTGATTTACTTGTTAAGTTTTATAAAGATAAAGTAGTACTTTATTATTATAAAAATGGAAATAAGTTATTTAAATCGTTTTCCTTAGAATCGGAAAATTATATTCTCATCAAAAATTATTTCACTGAGAATAAGATTACCAAAAAGGATAGTATTATAGAGTTTAAATATTCATTAAAAAATGAAATATTTACACCTTATAGAATTCGTGATGATAAAGATAAACCTAACGGAGAACTCACTGTTTTAAATACGCTCAAAAATATTAAAGAAGACATACTAATAGAAGACTTTTAGTATTCCGTTCAGTACCCGTTTAGTATTCCGTTCAGTACCCGTTTAGTATCCGTTTAGTATCCGTTTAGTACCCGTTTAGTACCCGTTTAGTACCCGTTTAGTATCTTCTTGAGCGTCTGACCTTGCGAGAACGTCTGACCGTGCGCTTAGCTGCGCGTTTGGCCTTCTTTTTACCAGCTAATTTCTTCTTCTTGATCAATCTGAGTTTTTTCATGCATAATTTTTTGATGAGTTTAGTTGATTTGTAAACTCTTTTGGAACCGCGCTTGACAGTGACCTTTACCTTAAGCCTCTTGGCTACTTTGAGAAGTTGGGAAGGTGGTTTACCGCCTTTGCGTGTTTTTTTTGAACGCCTGGAACGTTTCGTGCGCCTGGAGCGTCTTTTACCGAAGCCAAGGAGAGAAAGCATTGAGAATAATTAATAGATTAATAATTATCCTCAATATTTTTTTTTATGCAATTAATTAAATTAAATTAATATTAATTTAAACACGGCGACGACTCGATAAATAGTAAAGGTTTTTACGTTTAGGTTTCAATGTAAGACAGTATCTTGATTTACCTTTGCCGTAGCATTTGCGGCGTCCATATCGACGACCGAATGCTCCTGCCGGGGTGGTAGTGTATTCAGGTAAAGTTGCGTTGGCTTCAGCAGTTGCCTGTGCTTGGTTGAATGGGGTGCATGGAGATGGGAATAGACCAGTGGTGGCTAACACACCACCCATTCCACTTGGGCAGAATTCATATCCCATACTCTGGGATAACATGGGGTTACCACCGCTTCCAAAGCGGAAACGTCTACCCATTGCAGATGAACGACAATGTCTACGGTAGAATTGTTTGAATGCCTTCATTGCAGCGGGTTTGGAAATTTTACGAGTTCCTTTACGTTTTTTTCCGAAATTCATTACTTTGGGCTCATTATTCATCATACTAGACGATCCTCCACACATTTGTCCAAAACGAGAACGACGACCGAACTTCATTCCGGTAGGAGATTCATACTTCATCATACTAGCCGATCCATCACACATTTTTCCAAAACGCATTCCCATAGGAGATTCATACTTCATCATACTAGCAGCTCCTCCGTGCACTTTTCCAAAACGCATTCCCATAGGAGATTCATACTTCATCATACTAGCAGCTCCTCCGTGCACTTTTCCAAAATGAGAACGACGACCAAATTCCATTTCATCAAGATCATCCATCATGGAAGGCTTGGAACGACGTACCTTGCGTACCTTGCGCGACTTTCTTCTTCCGAAGGACATTTTTTTCTTCTTGTTCATTCTCATTTTCTTAGAACATAATTTCTTAAGAAGCTTGGTTGATTTGTAAACACGTTTGGAACCACGTTTTACGCTTGTTTTAACTTTAAGCTTCTTGCATAATCTAAGGAGCTTGGCAGCTGGTTTGCGAACCTTTTTACCAGCTTTCTTTGATTTTGTTGAACGACGACGCTTTTTTCCGAAACCAAATAAAAACATTAAGAATGAATATTATTATATTTATTCTAAATATTTTTTTTATCAATGAATTTAATTAAAAATTAATTAATTAAATTAATTCAAAAATAATGGCTGCGTACTAATAGTACTATTAATACCAGGAATACTCGGAATAGTATTAATACTCGGAATAGTATTAATACTCGGAATAGTATTAATACTCGGAATAGTACTATTATTCAGAATACTCTGTAAGAATAAGGATCTTGCCAACTTATAATCGAAGTTATCGGGAATTATATATTTTTTGTTATTCATAATAAACGTATCGATATTTCTATGTTCCTTTATTATCTTGATTGATGTAATAGGTCCTATTTTAGGTATACTCGGTATATAGTCACAACCACAAAGAATACAAAGATCTATAAACTCAGTTTGAGTAAATTGTAATTCTTTAAGAATTATATTTAAATCGCATAATAAATATTCATCACCTTTATTTTCAAATAATATATTACTTCCTCCAAATACAAGTGCATCGGTATCCTCAGTAATAATATAATCAACTAAATTATTTTTTTGTAAATGAGCACAAAATTGTTCTGCTTCTCCGGTTGCCTTAACATAATTAACTCCCTTATCGAGTAGAAACGTTTTTAATTTTTCCGTATGTTCTTTAGTAACGATTATAATATTTTTTTGAATTTTTTCAATCTGTTCGGCAATATTATCATTCTCGGAATACTCAACAAATTCAGTATTATCTTTGTCGTTATATTCTTCGTCAAGAATGTATTCTTCCGAATTTTTTATTATAGTATTCACACGTTCCATTAATTTGTTTTTTATTTCAACACGTTTATTAATTGTTTCCTTCTTGGCATCTGGCGGTGGTCCATCAAATACAAATATTACTTTTATTTCATTAAATATAAAAGTTTTAATAATATTATTAAAACCTATTAAGAAGCTGTCTTTGTATAAATATCTGTACTTATACAATAAAATACTACAGTCTATTGCAATTCTCGATCCCTTTAGTTCATTTAATTTTATTTTTTTAAATCCACCTGGAACATTTTTTTTAAGAAGATTTTTTAAACCTTTAATACCCATTACTCACAAGAAGAATACTAAATAAACAATGAAGTACTCTTTTCTTCTTCTGGTTCTATGAAATTAACGAAAGTACTCTTTTCTTCTTCTGGTTCTATAAAATTAACAAAAGTATTCTTTTTTTCTTCTTTTATATTCAGAGTTAATCCTTGTTTTGTATATTCTCTACTCTTTTTTATATTATTACTTCTTTCTTTATAATTTTTATATTTTGGATGTTTTTCAACACCTTTATTGCGATATTCTATCACCGAATCCCAAAATTCTTTTATTTTATCAAGATTTGTACGAAACCATTCACGATCTCTTAAGACTTCAACTATATTGATTTCATATGAATCATCTGAATTACCCGGTACAAATTCAATGAAATGTGCTACCTCTAGATCACATATTTCAAGATTTAATAAAACCTGTGAAAGATAATGATGAGGTACTTCTCCATGTACTATTTTCCTTTTTAAAGGACATTTTACTTCTAATAGAATACCATCAGTTGTTATTCCATCTGGAGATCCTCCTAACCATGGATAATCTTTATGAATTAATAAACCAAATGATAATACCTGTTTGTTCTTTAATTCAGAATATTTCTCTATTGCGATATCTTCATAATGATTTCCCCACCTTGTTGCATCGTTCCCAATAAAAGGTTTTTCCGTTGCGTCGCACTTATCAAGAAAGAGGTTCCATGGTGTCTTATAATTATTTTCTCCTAACACCGTTGGTATATCACTTGCCGTAATTGCATTTTTACGCTGTTCATACCATTCGGGTGTTCTTTGTTCGTACTGAGGTACTTTAAGTAATTCAGATACTCTTGGATCCATTGGTATTATTAGTATTATTATTAGTACTAATACTTCTGAATTCTTTAAATAAGTCTTAATTACTTAATTTGGTCCAACGCTTCACTCCATTACTCGCCTTTTTAACTACCCACATATTTCCATCATTACCTCTTAATTTAGTACCAACTGTTTTGGTAGTGGCACTTACTTCAGGTGATTTTCTTGTTACTGAAACTCTTTTCGAACCACCTACACTTCTACGAACACGTGTAGTCTTGGTAGACTTGGTAGACTTGGTATTCTTGGTAGACTTGGTAGTCTTGGTAGTCTTGGTAGTCTTCTTCTTGGTGGTCTTCTTTTTGGTAGTGGTCTTTTTTTTGGTGGTCTTCTTCTTGGTCGTCCTTTTTTTACCGAATGCGGTATATAAACTCTCATTGGCTAATATTAATGGATCACCATAGGTAAATGGGTATGAAGTCAATGGGTCTTCATAAAAAAGAGAATGATCATATATTTCCGCACGGGGTAAATATCCAGCAATATTTCCTGCAGAATATCCAAGTGGTGTATTTATTCCGGTTGGCATTTGTATTAATTAATATTAATATTATAATTTAATAATTAATTAATTAATTTATAAATCTTTAACCTTGGGAGCAAGACAATACTGGAGTTTTCCCAGATTTGCTACATTATATTCAATAACCAAAGGATAATCTTTCTTAAGAAAAATTTCTACTATGCTACACAAGTTTGTACTCTTTGTAAATGAATTAAGGTACTTCAAATCAAATATTTCACAAACATTTTGGTTCTTTTTTGAAAAAACAAGTCCATTTTGAGCTTCACCTATGATTATCTTTTGAGATGCAAAGTCACCAATTGATTCTAAAATAAATCTATGCTCGGTATTACTAATTATTACTTGATTATTTATAATTGCAAGATCTCTACAATACTTCTGTAAATCAACAGAGGGCATGGAAATAACAGAATCGTATTGAATATCTGGTATTTCTAACTTTTCTTCAGATATATCAAGCATCTTCAAAAATGATTCCGTGATTGTGTTCTTTTCTTTATTATCGATACGTATACCTAATTCATTTGGTGAATTTTTATTAATAAAAATTGTAAGTACGTCATTATTACCTACTGTTTTTAATAATTTGAATAGATATATCATATTTATTCCGCACATAGTTTTAGTTTCACAAATAAATTCTTCAAAATTTTCTTTATGAAGTCTTACATAAACGAGTGCAACTCTTGCAGTATCCATAGTCATAATTTTTACCCCATTGAAGTCAAAATACAAGTTTATATCTGTCAGTACTTCTTTTAATGATTCTACAAGAATTTTGATACTATGTGATTGAACGGTTTTAATATATATTAAGTAGTCATTTTTTGATATATTTTCGTCGTTCATTTGTTAATTAATATTAAAGTATTCTTTAAATTAATACTCATTATTTAACTATTTCATTTAATAGAAATTTTTTATTTTCTGAATGTACTGTAATGATATTTAATTTAACACCACCTACCGGTATATCTAGTTTATCATAATTTAATAGTAATAATTCAGGTGTTATATCTGTCTTATTATTAAAAAACATTTTTAGATAATTTGTCATATATTCAAAGTTTACTCTGGTAGGAGTACTAGTACTATATTCAAATGAAGAACATATAATGTTATTAGCTTCGTTATTGTTAATAATATTCAAGAAATCATTAGAATGTATCTCATCTGTTGTTTTATAAACATTTATATACTTTTTACTATCTATTTTATAATTCACATATAAATAAACATCTCCAAATGTTTCAAAAAATGGTATATCTAAAGTTACATAATATTCATTATCATTTTTTAGATTAATAAAATCATGGAATGAAATTTTATATGCATTCTTATTTAAGTAATTAATGAAGTCTTCATCTAATTGAATTTTTATAACTTTTTTATTCTTATAGTAATCCCATAATGGTTGTAAGGTTATATTATTTCTTTCATTATTCTTAAAATATTCCTCAAATGAATTATTATCTGTAATCTTAAAAACAAAATCAATGGTATTAATACTACCCTCACTTGAGTTTTCATCTGACTTCTTACTTAATTCTTTTTTATTAATTCTATACTTAATTCTATGAAACAATACTAAACTATGAGTAATTACTCCATGAGTAATATGGAGTATTTTTTCTTTAAATAGAAATCCAAGAATAAAACCGCGAATAGCAGCAGCTTTCATAATTTGAATGATAATATTACCATTTATTTCTTTAAATAGAAACCCAAGAATAAAATCACTAATAGCTTCAGCTTTCATAATTTGAATGATAATATTACCATTCATTTTTTAAATATTATTAATGAAAGATTTAAAGATTTCCTTGTTTTTTTATTTAGTTGTGAACAATGGATTCCGAACCAGTTAAGAAAAAAAGGGGAAGGAAACCAAAGAATAAAAATTTTACAGAAGACTTAAATAATAATTATAAAATAAATGAGAATATCCCAAAGAAGAGAAGAGGGCGTAAAAAAAAATATGAAGTAGAATTTTTTAACAGAGCATCTAATAATAAAAATGTAACAGATAACTTCAATCACCAGATCGCTTATAGCGATGATGAAGAATATATTCAAGTGAGTGACTTAAATATCACAAATACCACTCAGAATACTACTCCCAATACTACTCCCACTCAGAATACTACTCTGAATACTCTAACCAAGAATACTACTCTGAATACCCTAACCAAGAATATTACTATTGAAGAAATTCAAGAAAAACAAGTTAAAAATGTATCATTTGGAAATCTAAATATAATTGTTTCTAAAAAAATAAATGTTACCGATAATAAACCAGTTTATTCAAATGACTTGAAAAAGGGAAATATTGTAGAAGATGAATATTCAGATGAAGACAAGGAAGTAGACATTCAATGTGGTATTCAAGGTAGTACCCAAGGTGGTCAAAATAGTAGTGAAAGATTTTTTAAAGATAATAAAAAATATATCACTCATTTTACAGAAAATAGTAAAAAAAATCAAAAAAGTAAAAATTTAAGGATAATTACGACATTAAAAACAATAATAAAAAATTCAGAATGGCCTGATAAAACAGATGTATGTTGTTGGTGGTGTTGTCATAAGTTTGATAATTCTCCATGTACTTTACCTATTAAATATAACGAGTTAACAAAGGTATATGAATTTATTGGTATATTTTGTTCATGGAATTGTACAAAGGCTTATAACAATTACAAGAATGACCATAAGAAATATGAAAGAGGGCAACTGATTACAATGTTGGTAAAACAATTGTATGGTATTGAATATGCTATATCTATCAAAAGTGCACCTTTTAGAGAATGTCTAAAGATGTTTGGCGGATATATGAATATTGATGAATTTAGAGATAGTTTTTATACTGTCGATGCATATAGTTTAAATTTATTGAAATTTAAATACATATATCCCGAAATAACTGAAATTACGAATATAGATATTAAAAAGAACAGTAATCTTAGACTAACCAGAGCAAAGTAATATCATTTTTTAAATACTATCAAGAGTATTAAGTAGATAACAATCGATATTATGAAAAATATTACATAGTTTTGTATACTACTATTCTTATGATTAGTAGTACCAAATCTACTAATAGTATTTGAAAAATTACTCGAAGGGGTAGTATTCATTGGGGGAGTATTATTCATTGGGGGAGTATTATTCATTGGGGGAGTATCCTTCATTAACCATTCGGGATGATTAATAATTATATAGTTTTTTATTATTTGGTCAAATTTTGGATTATTCGATAATTTATAAAATGAATATTCAAAGTTGTCAGTGTCTAATACTTCAGGTGTTACTCCTGGTACCATTAATTCTGTATTCTTAGTATTCTTAGTATTATTATTAGTATTATTCGGAGTAGTAGTATTAGTAGTATTCTTCATACCATTACTTTCAACACTTTGTAATGTTGAAGATGAAGAACCTTCTATTATTTTTTTCAATTTATCAATTTCATCTTGTCTACTTTTTATTTGCTGAGATCCTATGTTATATGCTTCATTAATTGAAGCAAAATTCAATTTACTCATTATTAATTAATAATATTATTATTATTTAATTAATAATTAATTAATATTGAGTTCAAAACCACTTCCATTGGATTTTTTAGTTTTTGTATTCTTTTTTATAGAATTGAAAGTAATTTTCTTTTCAATGGTTGAAACTGAAGACAATGACGAATCAGAAGAAGCTAGTGAAAATCTATCGTCTTCTATAATTTCATTGTTGTTAATCGGGTAGTCAACTGGAGCTGGAGGTTTTGGATAGTTACTCATCAATGGAGTACCTGCAAATAGATTTTGATCTATTGTTGGTCCTCTCATTTCTTTACGTATACCCCTTGTTTCAATTGGTTTTGGTGGTGGACCAGATTTTGGAAAATTCATTGGATTAACCTGTGGTGGTTGCTGGGGTGAAGAGTATTCGTCGACTTGTGAGGTAGATCTTACTTCATTCATTTGGTTCATGGATTGGTTTAATGCACCCATCATACTTTGCATAAAATTTGGATTATTTGGTGCAAGTGGGTTCATTGAATTACCCTTTAGAAGACTGTTTGTCAAGTGATACATAAATGCACTACCTCCTAATGTAAGAAGGAGTTCAATTTCAGGAGCAATTTCGGCTTTATGCGAATATTTTTCATGAAGACGTTCAAAAATATTATCATAGTCATTTACACTTTCCATAACATTTTCTGACCATCCTTCCAATTTAATATTAAATGGGTCAAATTTTTTATTCAAAAATTCAATTCCTGTTACACAAGCCATCAAACATCTTCTTGAAAATTTTATAGCTGCTTGTGATTCAATAAAGTGTTTAACTTTATCATATTCAAATTTCATTTCTTCGTAATTTGAATTCATGTTAAATTTCTTAGAAAACTCAAAACCTTTATTCTCAAGACTTTGAATTTTAATAAGTAAATCTTGTTTTAGTTTTTGTTTTTCTTCCCATCTAGCTTTATCATTATCTGATCCACCTGAAACATCTGAACCTGAATCATCAGAGTATTCATCATCAGTTGATGAATATTCTGATTCTGAATACTCCGACTCAACTTTCTTATTTATCTTCTTGGGATTTGAAAATGAAGAAAAATCGTTATTTCTTGGAGGTCGTTCTTGAAATCTATGTTTATCCACTTTATTCACTTTGTTATTTGAAATATTCTTTGAAGAAGTCTTTTTAGATTTCTTTTCGTTGTATTTAGATATTTCAGATAATTCACTATCCGATAAACTCTCTGATAAATCGCTCTCAGATGATAAATCACTTTCTTTTTCTCTTATTATTTGAATATTATTTATTGGTTCTATATTTTTAACATCTACTAATTTCTTTCTGGAATCATTTTTAAATATCTTTACTTGTTTATCGGATAACATCGTATTAATTATTAATTTAATAATATGTTATTCGGTATTTATTAACGCAAACTTAAAATTACTTTAAAAAACAATTTTTATTAATTATTATAAATGTGGAACACTTTAGAACATACAAATTTTAATAATTATGTGCAATACAATAATAATAAATGGAATTACAAACAGAAAAAAAATACACGAATGCGATACAGTGCAGGAGTTCTCCCATATACCTTTGATAATTCAGGAACATGTTTAATACTACTCGGCAAAGATAATGATGGTGATTGGTCAGATTTTGGTGGTAAATGTGAATACAAAGATAAAAATGATGAAAAGGTCACAGCTGCCAGAGAATTTTTTGAAGAAACATTGGGTTCTGTAATGGGTATAAATGAGTGTATTGAAAAAATTAATGAAAATGAAAATAAAGTCTTAAGTCAGACATTAAATGGTTCTCCATATCATATGTTTTTACTTAAAGTGGAATACCTAAATTATTCTGAAATATTTAATAAAACATCAAATTTTATTAAATATTATCATTCTCAGAATAATAGTACTACTAATACTTCCCAGAATATTAATAAAATAATAGAAAAAACATCTATACGGTGGGTAAGTGTAGATACTCTTAGAAATTGTATAGAAAATAATCAATTTTCAAAACCATTATCTCTTAGAGGAGTATTTTATAAAACCATTAAAAAATCCATAAATGAATTAACCTTTAATAAGTGATTTTTTTATTGTTAAAGAAGTGAATAATGTCTTAAGTGTTGTTTCTGTCAATGGAAATGTTATATTACACTTTTCAGAAATCTCACTTTTTAATTCAATATTTGGAATATCATTTAAAACTGAAAGGGTATTCTTGGAAGTAGTACTATTTTCACCAAGAATATTAATAATTTGATCTTTGAGTGATTTCTTTGTTACTTTATTTCTTTGTACAATTGATACATTACTTTTACTTTCTGGGATTAATTTTTGAAAAATTGCATAAGTAATTGCTTGTAAATAACAATCAGCTAAATCATCTTTTTTTTTACTATTTTCAAAAATATCTTTTATTATCTCTGGTTCTGAATATTCCACCAATTTATGTTTACAAATAAGTACACTCATTTGTTTTGTCTGTGTATATTTATTTTTTCCAGAAACAACTAATTCCGATCCTGTATAACACTTTAATTTGTGTTTTGGACTAAAAAATTTTACAGTATTAATCGTAGTACACCCATTCTTTTCGGAATCAATCATTCCTCTAATAAAAAAATAAGTTTGTAAACAACCTGCTATTATTCTCATTTTAGGATTAAATGAAGGTTGTTTTTCAATTAATACTGTATCTATTCTTTCAATCAAATGAGGACGATTGTCTAATTCCGTTATTAGACTTAAATGGAGTTTACCATGATCTTTCGTATTCTCCAATTTAATAATTTCCCAATGTTCTATCTTCAACGTTAGAGTATCAAAAATACAATATGCTAAATTAACTATACCAACATCAAATGAAAGAATTTTCATTGCTCTTTATAGAGAATAATAATAGTTCTTTAAATTGATAATATTATGTTTAATTGAGAATATTAATAATATTATTATGTAATAAATGAATGTACAAGAAGTTATAAAAATTACAAAACAAAGAGAAGTAAAAAATAAAGTATGTATTAAAAAAATAATTGAAAATATCCATAAAAAAATAAAATATTATGCAAAAATGCATAAAGAGACATGTACGTACATCATACCACCTATAGTTGACGAAACACTTATATATGATCTTGATAATGTAATAAAGGAAATATTCAAGGTACTAGATTCAGAAGGTTATATAGTCAATGCATTTCCAACTGGTCAAATTGATATATGTTGGAATGAAAAACTTGTACAACAAAAAGTAAAAACTGATAATTATTTATTAAAAGAACACGAACATAAATTGAAAAATATTTCAAAGATGAATAAAGAAATCGATAATAGATTTGGATTTTTAATTAATCCTAAAAAGGTAAATAAAGAAAAATCATTGGAACAGAAATTAGATGACCAAATTGAAAAAATACTACATGAAAAAGATAAAACTCAAAAAAAGTTTTCCTTATTACTTAAAAAATAAGTAATTAGTACAACATTGTAGTAAGAGAATACAATAAGATTAATTAAATAATAAATAGTAAAATAAGTAGTAAAATATATTAATTGACAACATAAAAAGACATTGTAAATTTGTTTTGGTATAATATTCATTTTTTTATTTTAGAATAATATTTTTTAAACTGGAATACTACCCATTAATACCCAATACTATTGAACTATTTCTAATTTCTTATCAGAGTTTAAATGATATAGTCTACTATCCGTTTGATTAGGTAATTTTATAAAATATCCTGAATAATTTCCATCTACGTCAATCAAGTTATCACCAACTGACATAATAATAGTCATATTTTTTTTTTCTGCTAAGTATTCCTTTGTTTTACTTTTAAATATATTTATATTATCGTTAGCATGTTTCATGTATAAAATATTGTATCTTATTTTATTTTTTTCTAATTCACGGATAGTATATTCTTCAGAACTATCACTCCTTGCTGTTATTATAATGACTATTAAACCTAAATCAATACATACATCTAATAGATTAATAATATCTTTAATTGGTTTACCTGAATAGTCTATTAATGTATCATCTATATCAAACATAACAGCTGGATATTCTAAATTATAAAAGTTATGGTATTTCATAATTTTTAAGTAATTTATTCCAAGATCATAAGCAACCTTATACACTTTTTTGTTATTCTTTCCAATTTCTGTAAATTTACTTTTAATACTTAATATTATTATTATAATAATTATTAATAATATTAATAGATAATTCATTAATATTAATTAATATTATTATCACTAAAATAATTACTAATATCTGAATAGTGAAACCAATATGGAATATTCCTAGAAGTCCATTTGGCAAAATATTTTTTATGGACTAAATAATATTTTCTATAACTTTTGATAGTATTCCCAAGTTTACATTCATCTGGCATACACAATGGAATTTTAGTTAAATTAAGGATACTATTCTCTGAAATTTTTGTTGTTTTTAAGTATTCGAGAGTATACTCTTTAAAAATGTTTGGTGGTATATTTTCCAATAACCACCTTACATGTTTTTCACATGAATGTATTTTCGAATAACGATATGTATATTCATGTGCTAAACATAATGCTAAATCAACGGAATACAGATAATTATGGATATTCATCCGTATCCATATACACATTGGATGATTTATATTTTTTATAGGTTTATAAGCTAATAGTTCTTTAGGTGTTCCAAGTAAGTGATGTGCTGTAAAGAGCAATTGTACTATTTCTAATAACATTTTTACAACATGTTTGTCACAGTGATATTCTGCACATTTTTTTGGATCGATATCTAGAAAGAATATATTCATTTTTAATTAGAGAATATTATACTTTTAGTGTATCTTTACTTTTTGCGAAAAACAAATGTACTATTCAAAAAACTTAATTCTAATTGTTCTGGTGTAATTTGTTTATCTTTTGGTTTCCATGAATTTAATCTATATATATTCTCGAAATTTAGATCGGAAGAGCA